GACTCTTGTAGAGAGGCGCTCAACAGGAGCCGGGCGGGTCAGAAATCGGGGGGCGGGCGGCGTGGGATGGGGTGGCAATCCTTGGCCAGCGCCAGGCAGGCCGCGCCGCTGTCGAAGCGGACCGAGGCGAGCGCGCCGCGCACCGCCAGCACGTCGCAATGCCTGCCACGCGACTGACCGAGCCCGAGATAGACGGCGCGGTCGCCATGACAGATGCCGGTCGCGACCATGTCACCGCCGCGTGTCCTTCGCCTGCGCGGCGATGGTGACGATCACGAAGGGAATGGCGACGATCGCGACGACGATGACGCCGAGTAGGCGAACCCAGGCGGGAACCGGTTTGCGGTCCATCACCGGTCCCCCGCCAGCGTGGCGCAGGCCAGGCAGGTCGCATCATCGTGCCAGCCGCCGGCGTCGACGCCCGGCGATGTCTCCATGTCCCAGGCGCTGACCCCGCACCCGCGACAGATGCGCGGATGCGCGCCGGCCGGTGCGTTGTAGAGCTGATGATAGACATCCGGGTCGAAGGGGAAGACGGCGCGCAACTGGTCGAGCGTCGCGCGCAGCTTGGCGCGGACGCCGGGCGTCTCCAGCGACCGGAGGAGCTGCGCGGCGATGCTGACCCCTTCCGGCCCGCGTGCGATGCGGCGCGCCACATCGTCGTGCGACAGGCGGGCGGCCTGGCGGCGGAGCATCAGATAGGCATCCGGGGTGAGCGGCTTACACGCGGCGGTGGAGGGGAGCGCGAAATGGAGCATGGCGGCGATCCTTTCGTGGCAAAGCGGGGGCGTTTCCCGCGACGGGGTGGTCGCGGGCGGGGGAAAGACGGGGCAGGGGTGGGGCGGTCAGGCCGCCCGGATCAGGGCGGCGTCATCCGGGTGGCGCGCTTTCGGCGGCCGCAGGCCGGTTGTCGTTGACCGGCTCCTTCTCGTCATCATTGGCGGGCTTGGCGCGCCACTGACCAAAGGGGAGGCGGACGGCGGGATTCGGCACGTCGCTGGGGCGGATCGAGCGGATCACCGCGAGCTGCACGACCATCGTGTGGCCGCACAGGTCATTGTCGCAGACGCACCGCAATTCGCGCGTCAGCAGGTCGATATGGACGCTGTCGCGCGTGATCGCCCGCGATCCGCAATGCGGGCAGGCGATGCCGGGAATTCGGACAAGCTTCTTCTTCACTGGTGGTTACCCCCGTCTTTCCCCGCGTCGGTTGCCATGGACGGGAGGAAACTGGTCAGGCGGCGCATCAGCGCGTCGATCGCGCCGGCCGACTGTTCCACCTCTGCGAGCGCGCGATGCACATCCAGCGGAGAGGCGTTGGACTGGGTGATACGGATGGCGGCGGCCATGGCCTCGCCAAATTCCTTGCTGGCGACGGCGATTTCGCCAAGCAGTTCGCGCGTGCAGGCTTCCTGCCGCTCGATCTGAATGCCGAGCTGGAACTCGAAGGCGTCGAAGAAGGGTGATCCCTGCCCGCCGGCCGCGATATAGGCGGCGTCGAGCGCCTGCGCCTGCGCGATCGAGGGGACGGTCTTGCAATTCGTCTGCGACCAGTAGCGCGCGGAGCGCAGCGCCCGGCCGGTGATGCGGCACACCTCTTCCCACCCGATCGCACCGGCGATACGGGTGATTGCGTCTGGATAGGTACGGGGCGCGCGGAGCTGGGTCACGCCACGCCCTGAGACGTCGTGCTATCGGAAGGGCATTCGTCCATTAGCGCAAAGCCGCCCTCACCGCGGAGAGCAGCGGTGATACGATGCCAGTTCTCGTCCAATTCCGAGAAAATGGTCGCGATGGCGATTGCCCCCGCCCCGCCCATTACAGTCAGGCTGGCGAGCCCCAGGCAGTGCATGAACAATGCCGTATTCATGACTTAACACACTGCATAATGGCGCGCCGATTGCCGGGGACAGTCGGCGCGCCGCCCTCTACCACCTCGTTGCCTGGGAGTACGGAGGAGATGGGTTCGGGATCGAAAATGTCAGGACACAGCAGGTGACGGGGTACACCGGTGCTATGCTCGATGGCTATCGCCTCCGAAGGTTCAGCACGACAGTTTCCCCGGAGTCGCTTGGATATGGCAGGCTGCCGTTTTCCGACGATCTCCGCCAAGGCCGCCTGCGATCCAGCGATCCGCAGCGCTTCCTTGAACGCATTTTCCGGGGTCATGGGCTGTTCCATGACCCCGATGTATTCCGCGCGGAATAGGTGAGTCAATACCAAAGTGCGATGGTTTTATATTCCTGCGGTTATATTTTCCGGCCGTGATTAGAAGCGATCGAGTGAGGTCCCGCATGGACGCCGTTGGGCTGACCCAGTCCGGGTTGGCTCGGCGCGTTGGCGTGACCCAGGGTGCCATAGCTAAAATCGCCAAGAACAATCCGAACGGTTCTTCTTATCTGCATAAGATTGCACAGGTGTTGGAGACGACGCCGGCGTATCTGACCGGGGAGACAGACGATCCGAGTGAGGGCGCGCCGCCCCCACCACCTCCTTCTCCGGTGACGGTCCGTTTGGAGGTCACACTTGGATCGGAGGAGGCTCTAGCCCTGATGTTCGAGGGGCTGTTGGCGGGGCTGGATCCGAACGCGTCGCGGGCATCGCACGCTCGGCTGCTTGCACGTAAGCTTCCCATTGCGCTGTCATCTCTGCGATCTTTGCGGACCGTGCCGGATCATGATCCGGCGTCATCAGAAGCCGACGCAGATCTCGCCACAGCGAATTCCGAACCTCGACCGTGACCGAACAGGCGATCTCGCATGGCGAGCAGCGCTGCTCGCACGCCGGGGTCGCGCGGACCAGCCGCCCGCCCATCACCGGGCACCCCGCATGAGCGAGCCGGTCACGCTGTCGCCGCGCCAGCGCGAATGCCTGCGACTGATCTGGTCGCGGCGCGCCACGTCGAAGGAGATCGCGGCGGAGCTGGGGATCAGCAAGTCGACGGTGGACAAGTATATCGCCGAGGCGATCGAGCTGACCGGCGCGCGCGATCGGCGCCAGGCGGCCGCGATGGTCTTTGGCGAAACCCCGATTTTGCAGGGGGAAGGGCGGGAGATCGCCCCCGTCGAAACACCCCCTGCAGAATCGCACTCCCATTCTGCATGGGTATCGGCGCCGGCCGCCGCCACCCTAACCCATGACCGGTCGATCGAAGGGGTCCCGTTCTGGCCATCTTCGGGAGAAAGGCGGCGCCTCAACACGCTTTCGCTGTTGCAGACGCTGGGTCGGATCGGACTGATCGCGGTGGCATCGCTCGCTGCCCTGGCGCTGGCTATGGCGCTGGGTAGCGGACTTCCCTCCGTCGCAAAGCCGGTGCTTCGCGCCTTCGATCGACTCACGGGATAATCGCGGGGGCCTCCCCCGCACGGGAGGTCGATATGGCGAGCATGGAAACGAGGATCGGCGTGGCGCAGGCCGTGGGCCTGCCGCTGATGCGGGCGGAAAAGCTGCTGGACGAGGCGTTCGTCCTGCTGGCGCAGGCATCGGCCGCCGCGGTTGAGGGTCGCCGCTCGGCGCGCCTGCCGTTGCACGCCGGGCATGATGCCATCGACCAGGTAGTTGCGGCGCAACAGACGCTGATGGTGGCGCGCAAGGCTGTCCACACGGCGCATTATGGCTTCCGCGACATCGCCGATGGCATGGCGGTGCCGGCGCGCGCGTATGGCGACCATGGCGACACGCCGCGCGAGAACGTCATTCCGGTGGTGCCGGGCAATGCCGGCGCGCATCTGGCGATCGTTCAGGATGTGGCCTGACCCGGCCGGGTTGACGCGGTGCCGTCCGGAGCCCGATGGGGTGGCGTATGAGCCTCTTCCTCTTTCTCGGGGTGATGACCCTGTGCTGCGCCTATGCGCTGGCACGGGGCGGACCGCCCGAGCGGGCCTCGGCGCTGTTGCAGCTCGGCGCCTTCGCGTCGGACGAAGCGGTGCATCGGCTGGTCGACGGGCGCGCGTACACGGCGCTGGCGGCGGGATCGGCGCTGGTCGACCTGTCGTTGCTGGTGGCGCTGACCGTGCTGGCGTCGCGGTCGACGCGGCATTGGCCTTTGTGGGTCGCGGGTTGGCAGTTGGCGGCGATCGTCGCGCACCTGGCCAAGCTGCTGGATCCAGCGATGCAGGCGACGGGGTACGCGATCCAGTTGCAGATCTGGGCCTATCCCATGCTGCTGGCGACGGCGGCCGGTGCCTGGCGGTATCAGACGCGGCGATCGGCCGGGCTGATCGAGCCGGACTGGAAGACGCTGGACGGGCGGCCGATCGTCGCCTGACCGGGTGCCGCCCGTGATCCGGGCGGAGCGCAAGCGGATGGCGGCGGAGATCTTCATCGAGCGGCGCGACCGGGACGCGGTGTTCGTCGAGGTCGAGGGCGGCTTTGGCGAACCGGCCTGGGACATGCTGCTGATCCTCTACATCGTCGATGCGGAGGGCAAGGTGGCGACGCGCCAGGAGTTGCTGGTCGCGGCCCATGTCGAGCGCGAGATCGCCGAGCCCTATATCGGCTGGCTGATTTCCAAGGGGCTGGCGGGGTTCGGTGACGAGGAGGGGACCGTCCGTTTGCTCGATGCCGGTCGGACGATGATGGACGCCTATCTCGATCGGCGCGGTATGCGCGGCCATGACAAGAAATTCATGCATTAACCGGCACTTGTCGGGGCAGGGCGGCGGCCGCCATCCCAATTAAGTACTGTATGATTTTGCAGGGGTGACGGTTTTCCGCCGTTTTTGCGCGTCGTCGCGGCGATGCACCCATAATGGTGATAGTTGTCTTTGATCTGAATGGGATCGGCCGGAAATCGTATGTCGATCGGCAACAATTCTTGGGGGTGGGGATGGAAACAGAGGCGAAGAAGGGCGGGCGCAAGCTCGGTCGTCTGGGATGCGGTGTGGCGCTTGGCGTCATGGTGCTGATCGGGGTGATCGGGGCGCTGGCGGACGGCGATGCGGGGGCGGGGAATAGCTCCGCCTCGTCGGGCACGACAGCTCCAGCGAAGGCCGATGCAACTGCCGAAGCGCGACAGGCCTTCGTCGCCAATTACAAGGCTGTCATCGCCGCCGCGAAGCCCTGCGATGCGATGATGGGCGGCATAGAGGAGGCCGCCAAGTCGGGATCTCCGCTGACCCTTTATCAGGCCGCGAAGGCGGGCCAGGAAGCGTGCGAGGGCAGTTGGACAAAAATCAGAGCGATCGAACCGGCGGATCTGCCGGACGCTGCGGCGGATAAGGAGAAGGCCGCGCTAAAGACGTGCAGCGGCGCCTATTTCCTGCGCCAACGCGCCATGGAGACGGCGATGGAGATCGCGGACGGTGATGCCAAGCCGTCGAAGCTGTCGACCTTTCAGGAGGATATGCGCGATGGCCAGGCCGCCGTCATGATGTGCGTGGCGCAGTATATCGAGGCGAGCGAACCGGCAGGCGTTAAGCTGGATCAGATGAAGATTTAAACATCATGTGGTTTTCGATACTCACCGAAGGGCGCATATAATGAGCGTCGGGCAATTGCTATCGGACCCTACAAGCTTTTGGTTGCTCAAAGCCGCTGACTTTTGGGTTGGGGCAGTTGGGTTCTTAATAACCGCCGTCACGTTTTTCCTTGGCTGGTATAAGCTAACCAAAGTTCAATCTGAGGTTAAAGCGGTAAAGTCTCGGATTGCACATTATGACGCTATCTTCGAGTCGAACGGAATGGCCGCAAAATATCAAGAAATGATGGGTAAGCTAGATGAGGCTGATGTCGATTGGAAAATGATCGCGAGCATCATGACTTCGATTAAAATTGATAGTGTAGGCATAGAACTAACTCTCAAAGAGGCTGACAAAGTCGATCTTGGAGAGGAGGTTCGAAAAAATTCAATCAAGCTGGAAAAGATAATATCTGGTATCGAAAACTCGGTAACCGGAAATGGCGTTTTGCCTGATAAAGCGTATGTTCAAAAAACAATCCGGTCTGGACGCGAGATAGTCGGGAAATCTCTGCGCGTTTTCAAGGAGTTGGTTCAATGAGCGAAGAGCAATCAGGAAAAAATCGGCTTCTAGTCGCTAGGCTTTTTAAGAAGACCCAAGAAAAAAGCGTAGCTTGGTTGCTCAATGGGAACAGAGACCCCATGGCGGAGCTTGGCGCGTACAGAATAACTCTTGATACCTCTTTCAGTGGTAGCGGTATGGTCGAAAACCTGTACATATTTAGCTTGCAGGGGGAGTTGATTGAGCATTTAACTGACGAGTCTTTGGATGAAGTTTCAACCGCACCCTTTGGGTACGAAAGCTATTATTCCCTAATGTCTAAACTACGTGAAATGGCTTTTCGTCAGGCGGTTGGTGCTGATACCGCCGTTGACGACATACTGGACTTCCTAAAATGACAAGCCATGTAGCTATGTCGAATATCTCATCCGCCTCGATTGTGTCTCACGTTTCCGGCTTTTTTTATGACTGATGAAAGTTGGAAAGACGGCTCAGGTCAGTTTCATATTGACACGGCTCTCATCGAAAAGTGGTTTGAAATCCCTGCAGACCAGGCGGTTGAAATCGAGCTCCCTCGGGTTTCACTTGATATGCTTTATGTAGCTATCGAAAAGCCATATTTTGCCTTAGCCGCACTCGTAAGAGCTATGAATGCGCAGAGGGCTGGGGATCAGCTAGAAATCGATGCGGCATTCGTTGATCTTCAAGCAGAGGTCAATAATGGCCTTAACAGTCTAAAACATTTTCAAACCATCATAATGGCAACTGCAACCAATACACCTCTTGATAATAACGGTCGGGTCATTGAGCGGGGTGATAGCAATGGAGAATGAAAATCGCCCATCCTATGACAGCGTAGTGCGGTTTGATTTCCAAGCTCGGTCTCGCGTTGTGGACCAACAGACTGATCAACCGCCCTTGAAAGGGGGCGGCGGGGATGGCACATTCGATGCCATGCAGGAACGCGTTACCCGTCTGGAAAAACACGTCGACCAGCTTGTTAAGGACGTAGGCGAGGTTCGTATCGATCTTGCGACGATCAAAGAGAATGTCCGCCATCTTCCCGGTAAAACGTGGATGTTCACGACATTGGCGGCCATGCTGACCGCCCTTGCCGCGATCGTGACGGTGATAACACGGCTGGTGCCAGGCCACTGAGCCCAGATATCATCCTTGTTCTAATTTAACTTGCGTTCGGAAGCCGCCATCACCCAAGCTGTGTGACACTTCGGTCACAAGCCAATCCACCGCATCGATCTGGGTCTTGAAGCCACTGACCTTGGCCTTCTGCTCCGGCCCCAGATCGGCGCGACCCAGCGCCAGGTTGATGGAGAAGCTGACCGGTTCGCGCGCGGCGCGGCCCTGGGCCGCCTTGGCGGCCTGTTGTGCGGCCTCCTCGGTCGCATAGACGCGGGACAGGCGGCGGGCGCCGTCCTTCTTGCCGCTGACGAAGGTCTCGCGCTTGCCGGTCGCGCGGTTGTGCCAGGTGGCCTGGACCCCCTCGGCATCGTCGCGCTTCTGGCGGCTGAACTGGTGGGCATCGCCGGAGGCTTTGACGATGGTGATCGAGGGCAGGGTCTTGCCCGAGGGGGACAGGCCATCGCCGACCGGCTTGAAGATCAGCGCGCCGGCCTTCACGGTCGCGACCGCGTCATATTCGCGCCCCAGGCGGCGTAGGAAGGCCAGATCGCTTTCCCGGCTTTGTGCCTTGGCCTGGACCGCGATCGACGCCAGAACGGCCGCGCAGCGGGCCTGATAGCCGTGGCGCTGTGCGATCTCGGTAATGATCGCGCCGATGGTGGTGGCATTGTGTCCCTTTTCCCGCCGTTGTTTCAGGCCGGCGGTGAAGTCCGCGGCCTTGGCGCGGATGGTCAGCGCGGGGGGCGATCCGCCATGGTCGATCGTCTCGACGTGAAACTCCCCCTTGTCGACCAGGCCGGGGGTGACGCCGGTTCCCTGACGCCAGCCGAGCGAGACGCGGATCTTGGCGCCGGTCGGGGGCAGGTCGAGCGCATCGTCGCTATCGTCGAGGACCAGGTCGAAGGTGTCGGCTTCCTCGCCTCGCTTTTCGGAGATCCCCATGGAGATCAGGCGGGGGCGGGTGCGACCACCGGGCAACGCGACGCGGCCGCGCAGGATCTGGGTAATGTCGCGGCCGTCGACGGTGACGCGGAAATCGGGGATGGGCTGGATCATGCGGCGTCCTGGTCGACGCGGAGCAGCTCGATCGCGAAGTCGATCTGGCGCGGGGTGCCATCTGGCCAGAAATGCTTGAGCGTCTCGGTCAGGCCGGTGATGACGAAGGCGCCGTAGACATAGCCGCGCCCGTCGACCAGCGGCCATGCGTCGCCGGTGCCCGCCATGCGGCGAATCTCGTTGAGCGAGATCTCGCCATCGGCGATCTCGGTAAAGACCGCACCGGGAAGGGAGATGGTTTCGTCACCGGGGCCGGTGAACTGGCTGGCGTCGCGCGCGCCGATGCGGGTGGCGGTTGCGTGGCGCCAGCTCGACTTCCGCTGGATCTCATCGAACGCCAGCGTATCGATGCCGAAGGCGAAGAGCCCGAGGGATAGCAGCATCGGCGGTTACTCCCAATCGGGCCGGTCGCCGAAGCTGGGGGAGCCGGCGCCAGGCGCGGCGATCCCCAGCTCGCGTAGCTTGCGCGCCACCATTTCGGCGATGGCTTCCTCGCTTTGACCAGGCGCAGCGTTGATCACGAAGGTGATGGGTGGCAGGCCGGCCGCGATCGGCGTGGCGCCGCGACCACCGGCGCCGCCAGTTCCGGGCGCGGCCATGGCCATCGCCGGCAGGGCGGAGCCGGTGACGATCGCGGCGGACAAGCGGCGGGACAGGCTGTCCATGCGCTTGACCGGCTCCGATTCCTGCGCGGCGATGCCGGCGGACAGGCCGCCAACGATATGGCCGCCGATCGCCGCGAAGACGCGGCTTGGCGAATGGATGTCGAGTTTCTTGCGGGTGGCGGCCGGCATCATGACGGCGACGGCGTTGACGACGCCGCGCAGGCCGGGGACGCTGGACAGGATGCCGTTGACCAGGCCGGCGATCATCTGGCGCCCGATGGTCGAGAAGCGATCGGGCAGGGTGGCAAACCAGTTGATCGCGGACAAAGCGTGCCCCTTGATCGCAGTCCACTGCGCACCGAACCAGCCGGAGATGGCGCCCCATTTCGCATAGATGAGATAGGCCGCCGCGCCGAGCGCGACGATCCCGCCCACCACCAGGGCGGCTATCCCGACCACCGGCCACAGGCCGATGCCGAGGGCCCCGGCCGCGAAGCTGAGCGCGGCAAAGGGGGCGATGAGACCCGCGACGACGATGGCGCCGCCCCCGAGGATCAGGAACAGGGTGGCGAAGGTCGCGGCGCCGAGGGCGATAGCCCTGGTCAGGGTGGGATGGCGGCGGGCGGCGTCGCCGATCCAGGTGGCGAAATTGTTGAGCGTGGCCAGGCCGGAATTGACCGTGGGTAGAAGCTGAGACCCCAGCGTGATCGCCAGGGTGGCGGCGTTCGTCTTGAGCGCATTACTCTGTGCCGCCGAGTCCTTCATCCGCTCGGCAAAGTCGCGATCGGTGGTCCCGTCCGACTTCATCGCGTCGCTGCGGATCTTGCGGAACAGCGCCATGTTCTGGATCAGCGGGCGCAGGCCCTGCTGGACCTGGCTATCCTCGAACAGATAGCCGAGCTTCGACAGGTCGCCTTTCAGCGTCTTGTTGGTGATCTCGGCGATGGCCTCCAGTGGCGTCTTGCCCTCCTGGTAGGCCTTCTTCAGGGCATTGGGCAGGTTGACGCCCATCTTTTCGAACGCCTTGTTGGTCGCCGGCGATGCGATCTTTTGCAGGACATTGGCCAGGTTGGTCCCGGCGCTGGCGCTATCCCCGGCGCCCTTGCGCGCGATCTGGAGCCCGGCCGCGAGATCCGCGACGGCGCCGGCGCCCTTTTGACCCAGCGCCTGGTAGGAGGCGGTCAGCGAGGGAAAGACGCCCGCCATGTCCTTGATTTCGAATGCGCCCGCCTTTCCGGCCGCCGCCATGATGTCGATCACGCGCTGGGTCTGCGCGATCGGGACCTTGAGGTTGTCGGTCGCGGCAAAGCTGGCGTTCGACAGATCCGCGATCTCCGCTTTGTACGCGGTCGCGGCGCGGCCGATCGGCGTCATCATCGCCACCGCGTCGGGGACGCTGGCGCCCATGCCCGCCAGCGCGTCGACGCCGGCCTGCATGTCGGCGGGCATCTGGTTGGCGGCGCGGGCGGCGATCAACAGGCCCTTGCCGAGCGCCTCGGTCTTAGGCCGGGACAGATCCGCCTTCTGACCGATATCGGTCATGGTCGATTCGTAGTCCTGCGCGGCCCTCACGCCGGCGATGATCGGCGCGGCCATCGCCATCCCGGTGCCGATCGAGGCGGCACCGCCCGCCGCCAGGCCGGTGGCCATGCCCTGCGCCCGCGAAAAGCGGGCGCGGCCGGCGGCCATGCGGCGTTCGCGGTCCGCAGTGCGCGCCAGGCGGCGTTCCTGGTCGTTCAGTTCCTGGTTGGTCCCCTCGACCTGGCGGCGCAGTTCGCGTTCGTGGCGGGCCAGATCGGTGGTCGCGATCCCGGCATCGCGCAGGCGGGTGCGCAGGTCGCCGAGCTGGCGCGTCTCCTGCGCATGCTGGCGTTCCAGCCGCTCTGCCTCCTGCTTCGCGCGCTGGAAATCGCGGGTCATGGCGCGGGTCGGGTTCTGGGTCTGCCCCATGGCGCGACCCAGCTCGGTCACGCGCTGGCGCGCGGTCTGCAACTCCGCCTCGGTCGAGCGCAGGCCGATCTTCAGCGCGCGGAAGCCTGCGATATCGCCCTGGGCGCGTTGCAGCTCCGCCAGCCGATCGCGGGTGGTCTTCAATGCGCGCGACGCCGCGCTCGACCCGCCGGCGATATCGCGCAGCGGGCGGGTGGCGCGGTCGCCGGCCTCGATCAACAGGCGGAGGCGGAGGTTACGATCCATGACGTTCCGGGTCGTGACGGCGGGCGGCCTCGCCACGCCAGATCATCAGGTCCGCCACCGACATCCGTTCGAGCTTGTCGAGCGTCCAGCCGAAGACGAAAGCGATATCGCCCATGGGGTCTTCTACCCGCGCTGGAAGAGCGCCTCCCGTGCTGCACTCGTCAGCAAAAAATTGGCGATCTCCCCGGCGATCTGGGTCACATCGGCGGGATCGAGCGCAGCAAAGATATGCGGGACAAGCGGCGGGGTGGTGATGCGCGGCGCGACCATCGCGATCTGGTCATATTCCATACGAACCAGGCCGCCGAGATTGGCTCCTCGCAATGCCCCGCCACGCGGGCGGCGCAGCGTGATAACGGTGCCCTTTGGCAAGAGGACTTGACCGTCCTCGGTCGCGGCGTCTTCCTCAAGCGTGATGGTTTCGGTGTTCTTCGCTTCGGTCATGAGATGGGTCCGGTTGCTATGGGGCCGGCCGCTGGCGTTGCCGGCCCCGGAAGGCGATCGTCAGATCAGGAAAGGCCCAGGGCGTCGCGATGGCCGGCCATCAGGTCGACGCCGCCCACGATCTCGACCATCCCGAGGATGTCGATCTCGACATCGGTGACGCCGTCCCACTCCTCCTTGTAGTAGACGCAGTCGGAGATGACCTTGAAGCTGCCGCTTTCACCCGGCTTCTGCTCGCCACGGTCGATCTCGCGATGCCGGCCGCGCAGCGTGATCTCGCAACTATGGATCTGACCGGTGCTGTCGTCCTGATAGGAGCCGGCAAAGCGGATCTGGACGCCGCTCATGCTCGGCAGGCCATATTGGCGGATGATTTCACGGATCGGACCGCCATAGCTGTGCTCGACCGTCAGATCGTCACCGCCACCCAGATCGATCGGAGCCGGGCGATTGAGCGCCCCGCCGCGCCACTTTTCGAGCTTACGCTCCAGCTTGGGCAGGGTCACGCTTTCGGTATCGGCGGCATAACCAACGCCGTCGATGAACATCATCATCTGTTTCAGTTTGCGGGGGAAAGACATGGGCTATCCTTCAAGGGACCGTGGGGATGCGATCAGGCCGCGACCGAGAGGGCCGCGAAGTCGAGCAGGAATTCGTCGGTGATCTCCTGCTCGATCCCGAGATTTTCGAGCGGCGGGACGGGGGTGTAGCGGAAGCCGATCAGCAGCTTGCCGGCCTTCAGGTTTGCCGCCGGGTTCTTGGCGGGATCGAAGCTGGCGACCGCGCCAAGGATCCGTCCGGCGCGCTTCTCCGCGCGGAACAGTTCGTTGATCTGCTCGACAATGTCCTTCACCAGGCTCGGTAGGAGCGGCTTGTCGAGCGCCCATACCAGGCCGGTCGCGATGCTGTCCGCCAGGATCTGTGCGGTGCGGACCGCGCTCTCGAAGGCGAAGTCGCTATCCGTCACCGCGCAGGTGCGGTTGCCCCAGAAGCGCAGGGCGCCACCGATGCGCACCACCGTGACCAGCTCGGAGGCGTTGAGGACGTTGGCGTCGCAGGTTTCGTCCTGGAGGTCGAAGGTCACATCGTCGGTCAGGCCGTCGAGATCGTTGAGCGCGACATTGGACAGGGTCTTGTGCCAGCCCTGCGCGGCATCGATGGCGGCGCGGGCCCCCATGGCAACGGCCGCGACCGGGACGGCGATCGAGGCGCCGGCCGCGCCGTAAGGGGCGGTGACGCCAGGCCACAACAGGGTCAGCTCGCGCGCATCGGGGAACAGCGCCCGGTGGGCGATGGCGGCGCCACGATCGAGGCCAAGCGCCTTGGCATAGACGCGGGCGCGCAGCTTCTTGGCGACCGCGATCAGGGCGGTGGTCACCGCCTGCGATTCGAGGCCGGGGGCGCCGAGAATGCGCGGCTGGACGTTGAGCTGCGCCGGTGCGGTCAATAGCGCCTGCATCCCGCTCTTCACGCCGGCGACATCGGCGCCGATGATCGCGGCGGTGGTGGCGGCGGCATCGGCACCAGGCGCGACGCGCACGACGACGACGGTCGTGTCCGCCTGCCCGGCGATGGCGCGCAGCGCGGCCTGGAGCGTGCCGGTCGCGCCGGCCTTTGCCATCGCGTCCTGAAGGTTGGTCACCTTGACCACGGTGTCGAGCGGGAAGGCAGTGGCATCGGCGGCCGGCGCGGTCGCGACCAGGCCGATGACGGCGGTCGAGACGGTGGCGATCCCGCGCGCCTGGCGCGTCACCTCGCGAACGTTGATGCCGTGGAGAAAGCTCATGAGGGGGCCCTTTGCGAAAGCGCGGACAGCGCGCGGATGGTCGAGATGACAGAGAAGCCGGGGCGGCCGGGCACATCGGTGCGGGTGCCGGTGATGGTCAGCACCGCCGAATGGGCGGAGGCGCCCGGCGACAGGGTGATGCGACGCACGCGGGCGCGCCCCTCCTGGCGCATCAGCGCCAGCGCAGCGGCGGCTATGACGCGCAATCGCCCCAGATCGTTGTTCGGCTGGTCGAGCTGCTCGGGGACCAGACTGCCATAGTCGCGCCGGCCGATGCGGGTGCCGAGGGGCGTCGACAGGATATCGTCGATCGACTGGAGCAGATGATCGGCGCCGGCGATCGGGCGGCCGGTGTGGCGATCCATGCCGTTCACTGCGGCGGACCCGAAATCGCGGTGCCGGCCTGCACCTTCGTATGGAGGTGGCTTTTCAGGCTCTTGCCGCCGCCCACGACATCCTCGCTGGCGGTCAGCTTGCCGGTGATGTCGACGGGGCCCTCGACCGACAGCGGCCCTTTGAGCGACAGCCCGCCGTCCGCGACGATCGCGGCGGCCCCGCCGGCGGGGCC